AAAGAAGAAATAGAAAAGAAAGCCAAAGACGGAGACATGGAATGCTTCTTTGAGCTTGAAAAAATACGCGCCAGAGAAGCCGAAATCAAACAAATGTTTATCTACAATGGACGTGCCGGACTTTGGGACGACTATTGTAAGTTCATAGCAAATCGTAAACAACTTCGTGAAAACGAGCGCAAACGTGCAGAAGCTAAGAAATTGGCTCGTAAAAAAGCCATTAAGAATGGACTTGTGTATGGGGCTGTTGGCGTTTCTTTGCTCGGTATTGTGGGCGGGGCCGTGGCCTTACTACTGTATCTTATTAGCCATAAAGGTAGCTAATGGATGAGCGACCTATTTATCAGTCCTTTTCATCCCGCTTGGAGGAAGCCCGACGTTGTGTCGCCCTTAACACCTGCCCAAGCAAGTTCAAAGGAACAGCCATCTACCGACTGGCAGAAGCCCTCGAAAGGATCGACGCCAGACTTAACAGTCTACGACAGGCTCGGTAGAGTCAAGGAGTATAGGCATGATCACATGGGTGCTATTTGTTTTATTATTGGAAGCTGAACGGTATTATGTCATGCCGCAGGGTCATTATATGACGATGGAAGAATGTTTTGGGGCCAGGGATTTATTTATAGCAACTGCACCAAAGCCAAAGATGAATTACGATGCAATCTGCATCCAAACGAATGAGATCACAATGCAATGACTGAAGAAATGCAAAAGTACGATTTGAACGGTGACGGTGTTATCGATGCGGAAGAACGTAAGATCATGTTGGAAGACATGCGCCGAAAGATGGAAGACAATGACGCCCAGCGCGATTCAATTCGCAAGATGGCTTGGTTTGCTCTTTTTGGTCTTCTACTGTATCCATTTGGTATTTTTCTTGCTAATGCCTTTGGTATGGATACAGCCGCGAACTTGATTGCAGATATCGCTCCGACCTACTTTGCTTCAATCGCTGTATTGGTATCAGCGTTCTTTGGAGCGTCTGCGTTGAAAAAGGACAAGTAATGGAGTTTGTAGCTGGACTTTTTTGTGCGCTTTTAATGATTTGGGCGATGTTAAGCTTTCCGTCGAAAGATGACTAATGAAAATCTGCAAGTATCATTACATGGACGGTATGTACCACACCGAATGCGGGTCGAAGGTTTTGTTTCGCCCCGTTAAAAAGTGCGATAAGTGTGGCAAGAAGCCACAGGAGATAAAGTGATGTTAAAAGCGGTAGACATTCAACTTGTACTGGTAGCTTCGGCCTGCTCTTTTCTACTTAGTATTTTAGTGGGGTAATGTCATGTTAAACATGTTGCTTGGCCCAGCCCTTGAACTCGGAAAAGAGTTTATCAAAGGTAAGGCGGACGAAAAGAAAGCGATTCAAGAGCGCAAGATCAATGCGATCCAGAACGATGCTGACTGGGAAAGTAAGATGGCGGACGCCACAAAGAATTCATGGAAAGATGAATTTTTCTCGATCATCCTGTCGCTTCCTTTGATTGCCGTTGCGTATAGTGTTGTGATGGATGACACTGCAATTATTGACCGTGTTAATGAAGGTTTTGTTGCACTGAATCAATTGCCTGAGTGGTATCAGTATTTGCTGTTTATCGCTGTCAGTGCTAGTTTTGGCTTAAAATCAGCGGACAAAATCATGTCCATGAAGAAAGGAGGCAAGTGATGCCGGGTAAGAAAAAACTTACAGATTTAACAGGAGCAGGCGTTCCTGGGTTTGAAAATGGCGGCAAGGTTTACCGTGATGCTCCGATGGAGCCTGTCACTGGTGAAGAAGAAACTTCTGCTTTTATGGACGAAATGTTATTTGAAGATCGTCGGTTGAAGGACAAAGAATCTAGGTCCGCTAATTCTATCTCTGATAGAGATGTGGCACGAGCTAAAGAAATTCTTGGTAATGCTACTAAGTCCGCTAAGTCCGCTAATTCTATCTCTGATAGAGATGTGGCACGAGCTAAAGAAATTCTTGGTTATTCTAAAGGCGGCAAGGTCCGCGGCTGCAAAGGCGTTCAGGTTTCTGGCAAAGGTTTTAAAGGTACGTTCTAATGTACAGTATCACGATCACAATGGGCGGTATGCCTGTTGATAAGATGGAAGAAAGCGAAGACGGAAAGAACTGCCCTGTTGCTACGCAAGATCCAGAAATCAACGAAGCGAATAAACAGGCGGCTGTAGAAGAAGCAAACTACCGTGATCCGCAGAACGATGGCGGTTTTCGTTTATCTGAAGTGTGCGGCAACTGTGAATATTACAACCAAACATCATCAATGATGGAGTGTATCGACGCGGAGGAAGAGTCCGAGGTTGGTTACTGCCAGCTCCTCAAGTTTGTTTGCCAAGCAACAAACACCTGTGATTCATGGGAAGAGGGCGGTCCTATCAAAGATGATGACGTCATGTACAACAAACAAGATATTTTATAATGGATGTTGTTCAATTCGCACAATCATTGTATAAAGTCCTACGAGAACGTGAATTCGATTTACGGGATCAATTGGCAAACGGTATTGCTCAGAACTATGAGCAATATCGCAGTATGGTAGGTGAGCTTCAGGGTATTGCTACTGCCATCGACGAAATAAAGACCCTGCTGGAGAAAAGTGAAGACGATGTCGAAGACCTCCTTGCTAGTTCCGGAGCACGTCGCCGCTAGTTTAGCTGCTGAAGAGACTGCGAAGGAACCAAAGAAAGATGGACCATCACTCGAAAACGCCTATGTTGAAGAGTCGAACCGCGTCCTAGACCCCTCCCTCCTCGATAAATCATTAAAAGAAAGACTGCCAACTCCTACGGGGTGGCGAATTCTTGTGATGCCTTATCAGGGCCAATCCACCACTGAAGGTGGGATATATATCCCAGATGAGATCCGGCAACGGGAACAACTGGCTACTGTTGTGGCTTACGTTCTTAAAATCGGGCCGTTGGCGTATAAAGATCCTGCTAAGTTTGGTGATTGCGAACCTTGGTGTAAAGAAGGTGAGTGGGTTTGTATTGGCCGCTATGCGGGTTCCCGATTCAAAATTGATGGCGGGGAAATCCGGATTATTAACGATGATGAAGTCATTGCGACGATTCTTGAACCAGGAGATGTGATGAATGTCTGACGAAGAAAAGAATGAAATCGAAGAAGTAGAGATTGATTTACCTGAGAGTGAGGAAACTGACTCCGGGGAAGCTGTTGAAACTGAAACCAAACAAGAAGCTCAAGCAGAGCCAGAGCAGTCTGGCGAAGAGCTTGAGAACTACAGCAAAAACGTCCAGAAACGGATCAAGAAGCTAACGGAAAAATATCGTCAGGAAGAACGTGACCGTGAAGAAGCTGTACGACTGGCGAAAGAACTTCGTGAAGAAAATGAAAAGTTAAAAACTCAGGTACAAGGTTCACAGCAAGCACATTTAACTGAGTATGGAGCACGTTTAGACAACCAATTGAATCTTGCTCGGCAAGCTTATCGAGACGCTCATGATCGTGGGGATGTTGACAAGCAGTTTGAAGCACAACAAATGATGAACCAAATTGCTATTGAGCAAGAGCGTTATCGTCTTGCTAAACAACAGCAAGAGCGTTTGCAAGTACAACGTGCCCCGCAACAACAGGCCGCACCTGTACAACAACCTGTACAGCAAGAGCGTGCTCCAGAGCCCGATCCAAGGGCCCAGGACTGGGCATCAAAGAACGAGTGGTTTGGTCAGGACGAGGTCATGACGTATGCCGCTTTTGGAATTCATCGTAAACTTGTCGAAGAAGAAGGGTTTGATCCCACATCAGATGAGTACTACAATGAAATAGATCGCCGTATTGCGTCGGAATTTCCGCACAAGTTCGGTGGTCAAAAAGGGAGAAGTGGACAGGTCGCATCTGCTGACACTTCAGCATCTCGAAAACCTACAGGGCGCAGGAAAGTCAAGCTCAGTCCATCTCAGGTGGCGATAGCCAAGAAGCTTGGTGTCCCGCTTGAAGAATACGCTAAGTACGTTAAGGACTAAGGAGACTGACATGACAGAAACAAATCGCACACCACGCGCAGCAAAGAATCGCTCAACTGAAGAGCGCAGAAAACCTTGGGCCCCACCGAGTCGGTTGGAAGCCCCGGAAGCCCCAGAGGGCTATGTACATCGTTGGATTCGCACTTCGATGCGTAACGAAGAGGACACGATGAATGTCCATACAAAACTTCGTGAAGGATGGGAACCCGTCCGCGCTGAAGAGTATCCCGATTACAATTACCCCGTCATTGACGAGGGTAGGCACGCAGGAGTAATAGGTCAGGGAGGCTTAATGCTTTGCCGGATTCCTGCGGAAACAGCAAGAGAAAGATCCGAGTATTACGGGCTCCGGACCCGCGAGCAAATGACTGCTGTTGACCAAGACATGATGAAAGAACAACACCCTTCAATGCCGATGCATAGTGATAGGCAGAGTCGGGTTAGTTTTGGTGGTCGCAAAAGCGACAGTTGATAAATTTTACGAGGTAAAAACTCATGGCAAATTCTAATGGAGCCTTCGGACTGCGTCCGTATGGTATTTTAGGTTCAGCACCTAACTCCACTGGTTTGACCGAGTATCGTATCGCTTCAACAAACACAAACAAGATTTACAAGGGTATGGCAGTCATCCCTACAGCGGACGGGGTCATCGACGACCTCCAAGCGGCAGCGGGTGGTACTGTATCTATCTTGGGTGTGTTTAACGGATGTGAGTACGTTAGCTCGACAACTGGTGAAACAGTGTTCTCTAACTACTGGCCTGGTGCTGGCGCGGATTCTAACTTCCCCGTCAAAGCCTTTGTTTACGATAACCCTAATCAGTTGTTTACTATCGCTACATCTAATGTAGTGGCAGGCGCAGATACTGAAGCAGAGGTTCGCGCAGCGGTCTTCGCTAACATTCAGTTTGCAAGCGGCAACTCAGGGGACGACACAACTGGTCTTTCTTCAGCATCTGCTGACTTGAATACTATTGCAACAACTGCAGCGCACGCGCTTCGCATTGTTGGTGTAATGGATCAAGCAGAAAACAGTGACTTCACTGTAGCTGGAATTCCGTTGATCGTTCGTATTAACAACCACTTCAATGCTCCGAACGGCTCTATCGTTCAGGGTACTGTTAGTGTACTTGGCGTATAAGGAGACTAGATAATGGCTATTTCTCGCGCTCAATTAGCGAAAGAACTGGAGCCGGGTCTCAATGCCTTATTTGGCATGGAGTACGCTCGGTATGAAAATCAACACGCTGAGATTTACACTACTGAATCTTCTGACCGTGCGTTTGAAGAAGAAGTAATGTTGTCTGGCTTCGGCACAGCACCAACAAAGTCTGAAGGTTCATCCGTCAGCTTTGATGATGCACAAGAAGCATACACAGCACGTTACAACCACGAGACTATTGCTCTGGCATTCTCGATCACTGAAGAAGCAGTGGAAGACAATCTGTATGATCGTCTCTCTTCTCGCTACACTCGTGCTCTTGCCCGTTCAATGGCTCACACCAAGCAGGTCAAGGCCGCTTCTGTACTGAACAATGCGTTCACTGCAGGTGCTAGTGCTGGTGGTGACGGTAAGGCGCTTTGTGCGACTGACCACCCACTAACCAACGGCGGCACGTTCTCTAACGAGCCTTCAACTGCTGCAGACCTTAACGAAACTTCACTCGAAGACGCATTGATCAGCATCGCTGGTTTCGTCGATGAGCGTGGTTTGAAGGTTGCATTGCGTGGTACTAAGCTGATCATTCCACGTCAGCTTCAGTTCATTGCAGAGCGTCTGATGGTGTCTAACCTTCGCGTTGGCACAGCAGACAACGATGTTAACGCATTGCGTTCTATGGGTATGTTGCCTGACGGCTATGCTGTCAACGACTTCCTGACAGATCCAGATGCGTTCTTCATCATGACTGACGCACCTCGTGGATTCGTCCACTTCGAGCGTACCCCGCTGTCTACTAACATGGAAGCGGACTTCGACACAGGTAACATGCGCTTCAAGGCGCGTGAGCGTTACAGCTTCGGATTCTCGGATCCACGCGCTGTATTCGGTTCACCTGGTGCCGCGTAAGTAGCTTTTAAGCTACAACTAAAAAGGGGGCTTGCGCCCCCTTTTTTATGTGCTTTAGTTAAGACTGTTGAGTTCCCCTCATTACTCAACAGGTTACTTCTGACTATCTACTCCTCGGGGCGCTATGCGCCCTTCTTTTTTGTGTGTATACTTTAAATAACTTCTGACTGCATAATGCAGACACTAGCCACGACAGGAGATTCTCATGGCAAATACTACCTTTAGCGGTCCAGTCCGCTCCGAAAACGGCTTTAAAGCTGTCACAAAAAACGCAACCACTGGTGCGATTACTGAAATCACAACTTATGGTGGTGCCCCTGTTGCTTTAGCTGATGGCGACGTCACGTTAACTAATGCAACGCATAGCGGTCGTGTTTTGATTGTTCCTAATGGAACTCAGGACAATACTTATACGCTTCCTAGCCCAGTAGCTGGTGCATATTTCACTTTTGTTTATGGTGGTGGTGCGGCTGACGCAACCGACTTCATCGTAAACTCTGGCTCAGACACCAACTTCTTCATTGGTGGTGTTCTTCATCTTGATACAGATGCTGACGCTGGAGCAGATGAAATTGTTCCTGTTTACTCAAACGGTAGCTCAAACTCAAAACTTCAAGTAAATGTTCCTGGGATGGCGCAAGTTCATGTTGTGGCAATCGACGGAACTAACTGGCAGGTTTGGGGCAATGTAGCGAGTGCAACTGCACCAGCATTTGCTGACCAATAAGGAGATAAATCATGGCCGGATCTGACATCAAGGCCGTGTTTATTGAGGCTGACACAAATGCGGCGGACAACGTGTCCGTCGCTGCAGCCGACCAACCAAACACGGATTTTACTATTGACGGTACAGATGCTTCTGGCGGTGTAGCTACTTTTGCTGCGGCACGGATTTTGACTGTAACAACTGCTGGTGCAGGCGATGGATCTAAAACTGTGACAATTACTGGCACAGACTTAGACGGGGATACAATTACTGAAACGATTACACTCCCTGGGTCGGCGACCACAACGGCAGGTACGAAGTATTTTAAAACCGTTACGGCGGCAGAAATTTCTGCTCAACCTGCAGCAAATGTGTCTATTGGTCACGCGGCGGGCGCGGCTGACATTGTGTTTGGCGGACGTTCACGTCTGAAAGGCGCGTTTATTGTCAATGGTGCGACTGCTGGTGTCATCACATTCACCACAAATGGCGCGGATGGAACAGAGATTCTCAAATTGGGAACAGTTGCTTCAGCTACCGCAGAACGTGATGTGACCATCCCAGAACAAGGTTTAGTTTTTGAGCAAGGCATTTACATCGTTTATCAAGGCGGTACAAATGAAGTGTTCACGAACATGACCGTGTTCCGTGCATAGGTGCTGAAATGGCTATATACGACGTTCGATCAATCTCTCAGGTTGGAACATCGGAGCCATTCGAGCTACAAATGGCCCGTGGTCAAATCCCGGGCCATTCTTTTAATCACAAGTTTGGTGCCGTCCCACAAATGTCGATCAATACGACAGGTACAATTTGGGATATAAAC